CTTTAGAGTCAATGATCAACTCAACACTACCTAACGCATTAACCGTGTACCGAACAGAACGTTTGGAAAGGTCATACGAAATATGCAAGAATAGCATTTCACGAGCATCAACATTTTTAAATAAATTAGTCGATGAAGTGAATGGCGGGGTATTGAAAGCAAGTGAAAGTATTAAATGTAATTCTAATGGTAAGAACTTTCTCTCCACGTGTAAGTATATGAAAAATATCTATACAGAACAGCATGGGAAGAAAGAAGGTTTAAGCCTATTAGTTATTAATCACTTTCCTAGCCTCGTCGATTCTATATCAAAATCCTTTATAGAATCGCAGCTACTACAAGCAAAGCTTCCTCTTAACTTAGACAACCAGATTTCTGAAGTTGTTATTTCTAAAGTTAGGAGTTTCTTTGTAGCAGAGGTATACCTAGATGAGGAGAAAACCTCATCTTTTATTGAATTGTGCCAAAATGCTATTGGTATGTTCACACGAGAGGTCGCGGAACGTGTACTTCGTCTCTATGAAGGTCTTGTCCATGAATTATTTATCATGTTGGATAGAGTACCGAGTAGTAGGGCTGAAGAACTATTCCTCCGAAAATATTTTTTCTACGCTTTTCTTGATATTATGGAAGATAAGTACAAGTATCATACTGGACAACTTGTTTGTTCACTTATACCTCCCACAACCTTACCGAAAGGTGAGCTGTTTGAGGGGGAGTTAGCGGGAATAGTTATTGGGGGATGGACACGTCGTTACTTCCAAAGTAAGAACGTAACAGTAGATCCTGTTTTTGGTGTGGATGGCATGTTATTGCATCCAGGAAAATTATTAGTGGCTCAAGCCTTGCAGAACGCTAAGCGAGCAGCATCAGCCATATCTGAGGAGAAGATCATAAAAGCGACCATAGACCATCAAAAGAATATGCTGGGTTTAGGTTGTAAGAGGACAGAAGAGCAGAAGGGTTATCTACCGGCCGTGTGTCAAAAGTTAGAGGAATTAGTTAAAAACTATTATCCTTACTATCTTGAAGAAACAGTACCGATCTGGAGATTACCATCAGGCTCCGCTTGTTTTGAAATGAATAAGGGAGGGGGTGGATCGTTGGGCGTGTTGAGACGTAAGTATGCGTCGTTAGAAACAATAGCTCACGCAGGTTCTATTAAGGTCATTACTGAAGATATGGCTGAATTCGGGGTTGAACCCGAGCCAGTATTTTCTTTTGGCTGTAATATACATGAGGTCAGGCAGCTTATGCTAGATCAGGTGTGGAACTATAGTACCCTCGAATGTCAATTTCATCGTGTTCTCGAACCATTTAAGATGCGTGGGATAACAGCAGGAAATGCTGAAATCTACCATCTTGGTCGCCTTCTTCAACCCATACTTCATCGTTATATACGTGACGAATATGGACCGTTTAGGTTCATAGGAAAAACACATAATGTTGAGGATATGAGGTCTGTTTACCTCGGGTCACTGATCTATGATGAGAGTTATCGGTTATTAACTGATAAAAGTCTGAAGACTTTCATCGTAGCTGGCGATTATAAATCTGCCACTGATAATATGGATCCGGAACTCCCTAAGGCCTTTATTCGAGCCATGGGAAAGTATACCAATTTAAAACCTGTATGGATTAGAGTTCTTGAACTTACTCTAGGTCCCCACATAATACACTACGGCTCCCTGCCGTTGTTGGCGAAAAATAAGAAATTCGCTCATGAAGGTCTAGTAAGACCCGAGTACCTCAAATACGAGGAGGAATGGCAGGAATGCCTAACTTCCAATTGGGGTCAGTTAATGGGCTCGCCAACGAGTTTCCCTGTGTTATGTTTAGTCAACGCGGCCATGTTTTGGGCTAGTGTAGAAATCTTCGAGAAGCGAAAGCTATCTTGGGGAGAAGTCGTGAGACAATATCGACCCTTATTTAATGGGGATGATATCTCATTTCTCTCAAATATTGAGCATTATCGTATTTGGGAAGACGTCTGTACTGGCTGTGGACTCGCTCTTTCTCCTGGCAAGAATTATATTACTGACAAGTTTATTAATATTAATTCAACTTGTTTTCTTGCTGGATATGAAAAAGTGTCGTCACATTGTAAGAGGATGACTAAGGTGGAACAGGCATTTATACCGAATGCAGGTCTGTTAAAGGGACAGGCTAAGGTCTTGTTGGACACGAGATCAGATTCTAACAGTAAAATACTTAAAGAATCTCTTGCTCCAACGTGTGATCAATTGACGGAGTGCCTTAAGAACGCGACTCAGGAACAAGCCGAAAGGTGTGTTTCCGTGTTCTTTCATGAATTAGGCCCCAAACTTAAGAAGTCCAAGCGATCTTGGATTCTACCTAAGTTTTTAGGTGGACTCGGATTACCGTTTGGAGGAGCGAATGAGGCGCAACTCTCTGTTGCTGCTTCTCTCGTGGAAGACTACAAGGATATCGGTGATGCAAAATTTTCTGCATTATTCACGCGACAGGCCAATGATTATTGGTCTCAAATCTTAGATCAGCTAAAACGAAATAGTACTGGTCTACAAGAAAGAAGGACAAAGGTCCTCTTCCCTGAAGATACCGATTATACCGATGAGATACTTTACGAAGCTCCGTCTCTCACAACCATGTTTATCACACACATAGACGCTACGCATGCGAAAAATGATTTTCCTGAGGGTTTAGTACAATATAAAACTCCAGATCCAGAAGAACCGTACGTGAAGTACAGAAATTCAATAAAGAAGAGAAAATGTCCATGGGATACGAAGAGTACTCATGACGACGTTATATCTAGGTTATGCCAAACTCGTTTGAGCCGTTCCGGCCTTACTAGAGAATGCTATTTAGACGTGAGTCGACCTGATACAAGTTTTGAGATGCCTGAGCCTTCCAATTTGTGGGAGACCCGTGATCCGGGACTAAGAGATAGTGATATCTGGTATGAATATTCCCAATCGGGATATTCACCTTTGTTCACATTCTTTTAGGGATTCAAGGTATTTCAAGACCTGTTATGTACAAATCTAGGGGACATGAATTGATTATTATTTCTTTGATTAGTTTCAAAGGGATCTTACATTGTATGAGAACTTCTAAGTTCTAGTATATCAGTTTATAAGGGATAGTACAAGCTCGTTATTAATCTGTCCGAGGATCGATTATTTCCATTGTAGGAGAAGACCTCCTGCTCAAGCCATCTGGAGAGAGTCCAGAGATGAGAAAGAAAGAAAGACGACAATTGATAAGAATAGGTGGAACGACGAAACAGTTCCGAAGCCCGTATAGTGGTCAAATAAAGCTAGCTAGGCTTGTTGCATTTTCCGCACAGTCTGGTTCGACTAGGGTGAGCTAAGGGATAGTACAAGCTCC